AAGGAATTTATGTAGGTAGCAAGGAAGTTACTCATCGTTATATCGGTACAAGGCTTGTTTGGGTGAAAATAAGACTGTTATTTAGTGGTGACGTATCAATCAATTATGATAGTCATAATAAACAAATAACACTAAATAAGGATTTTTCACAAAACAAGATAAAAACTGTCGAGATAAACGGAAAAGAAATTTCGATTTCTAAAATCGAAAATAGACAGAGCAAAACTTATGTAACTTTCACTGAGTCCCTAGAAGAATTTGAACGCAAAACTGGATTTAACCGATATAGAAGTTTCTATGGTTCAATCCCTATTAAGATTTATGGAGGGTAACAAATGGACATCACTATTCAAAACGTCCGTGCGCCTGCTTTAGAGCATAACGGGCGATATTACAAGGTATTTCAACCACGGACACGCGATGAACTGCTAAAACTTCATCACATGGGGTGTGCTGGGGATACCGTGATAACTGATATTCAGTTGGAACAAGGGGATTTTCCTACCAGCTTTGTGGAACCTACTGTTACGCAACGTACTTTGTCCGGACTCTTTAAGGATTTACGTTCTATCGAACTGGAATTAAGAGACCAAAATAGTACGCTTTGGAGCAAAATTCAAAAAAGCAACCAAGGTGCATTGACACAGTTTTTCGATACAAATGTTAAGAGTGCTATTGCTCAAACTGCTAATGAAATCAGACAGGAAGTTCGCAACGCTTCTAACAGTGCGAGAGTTCAAGTTACGTCGGAAGGTGTAACCATTGGTTCAACTACTCTGACAGGAGAGCAACTAGCCTCAACCATTTCTACAAGTCCTAGAGGGGTTGACATCATCGCCCCTAAAATCAAAGTGAAGTCTGACATGATTGTGGACGGTGCGATAACTGCAAGCAAGATAGGTGCAGGGGCGATTACCGCAAACGCATTAGATGCTGGTTCGGTAACTGCAGATAAGGTTAAATTCGATACTGCTTTCATTCAGAGGTTAGTTTCACAGCAAGCTTTTGTCGATGAATTGTTTGCGAAAAACGCAACGATTACAAAGATCAAGAACGTTGATTTCACTGGTAATAATATTAAAGGCGGTCGCATTTCCTCACTCAATGGAAATACTACGTTTGACTTGCAAACAGGCTGGATTGATATGAACGGGCATGGAGTCGGGATAAGAAACCGATTCCCTGACAGACCTTTGCAGTATCTAGCCTTTGATTGGGGTATCATTAACGGTGTTAAGGGTTCGTACACTGCACTAATGAGCAATCGGAACCAGAACGTTGGTATTGACCATACATCAGCAGGTATTCAAATCTGGAATGGTAGAGAGGGCACAAATGTTCAAACGGCCATCAATATGTATGGTCACAAAATAACGTTTAGATTGAGCGGCCAAGAAAACTTGAGAGAAACTGTAATCGATACTTATACAGGACAAATGTATGGTATTGAAGATATAACGTTAGGACAATCATCATTGAGACAAGTGCTTGATAATATATTTGATAATTTCAGAAACCTTGCTGCAGTACCTGGGAATTACAGTCGAGGTTATCATGGAAATTGGAGGTAAAATATGAACACACAAGACAAAATTATTAACGACTTAGCAATTCAATTAGCAAATAAAACGATTGAGTGCGCAAACTACAAAGCTTTATATGAAGAAGCACAAGACCAAATCCAACAACTACAATCAGATAAAGAAAAGGAAGAATGATATATGACATTTAAAGTAATCAACAAATACTTACAAGAAAACAACCGTACATTT